CAAAGGGCGGATCATGGCTAGGTAACCCATGCCCAAAAGGAAAAGTTCTTTATATCGATGGTGAAATGGGGGGCGATACTTGGGTAAAAAGATTAATGAGCGGTATGGTTGTTGGCTCAGTAGAAGATAATTTTCACATGTTATGCCCAGAAAATTTCAAAGATTATACAATCCCTACCTTAGCAAGTCATAAGAACCACGCCAGATGGATTGAAACATGCAAAGATTATGATGTTATCATCATAGATAATTATCTTACATGCTGTATGCCTACCGATTCTAGGATGTCAGATATAGAAATATTCCTAACTGTTAAAGATTTATTAGTGACCTTAAAGGTTATGGGGAAGGCTGTAATAATCGTTCATCATACCAATAAAGCAGGCAACGATCAGCATGGAACCTATCTTAAGGAAGTTTGGATGGATATCACTATCAGATTAAAGCAATTTGCAATCCAACACTTAGAGAACGGCCTCACATGGGAAATTAAGTTTATAAAAGATCGCCATGATTACTATGGCACAGGATTTGAACATCTTATGGATATAGTTTTTGCAGATGAGGGGGTTTTTACCTATATGAGAGACTTAGAACAGGAAAGAAATAATCTCATTACAAGATGGCTCAGAGAAGGATGGTTAGATGAAGAAATTATAGCAAGGTTGGATGTCAGAAAGGGCATGATTCAACAAATAAAAAGAAATATTAAAAACGAAGCAAACGACGAGGACATAATATGATAATAAAAATGAACATTACTGGCGATTATTCAAAAGAAGATGATGTGAAGTTAAATGGTATAAAATTAAGCCCTGATGAAATATCTCTTCTCACTTATGCACTAGCCAAGCATAGACAAGGTAGAAAATTTGAAAATCTTTTATATCTTGATCAGGTAGAAGTTTTGTATTGGGCGGTCGGCTATGGTCTTGAACAACCTTTAGAAATTCCAAATTTAAAGTATTTATTAAGAATAATCGTTATAAAGGAATTATTTAATCGATATCTTAATAATTTTACACCAGAACAATTAGAAGCTAAGATCACAGAAGAAATGCTTATTGGTTTTAGAATGCTTAAAGAAGCTTTTCCAAGGGAAGTTTAATGCAAACAGAATCAGATATTAGAAATGCAATCGGGAAGGAAATTTTTAAATCCTTCCCACTTACAGAAGCAGTAAAAAGGATTAACAGTCTCGACACGACCCTAGAAGTTATGTCACAATGTCTTAAGCTTGGCATTGATTGCCCCATAGCATGGGCCGAGGTCGAAAAGGTTGTGCAAGAACCCGATGACTTTTGGATTTGGTGCATGGGCGAGGCTTGGAAGCAATGTGGCGAGCCAGCCAAGGTTAATATATGCAGTACTTTACTAATGAAAGAGCTAGCAATCAAGATAGGCAGAGAAGCACTACTAACAGCTTATCAGGATGGGCATTAAACAAATAAAAACATGGCAAGGTTTAATTTTAATCTAAAAACAATAGTAGACCATAGGAAGCCAAGCAAAACGGCCTATAAGTAAAATATGAAGCTCGAAATTGAAGTAAACGATCAGGTGGTAAAAGCATTAGATATCTTACATCAATTTACTGGATTGTCATTAGAGGAATGTGCAGTTAGATCAATCGTTCAAGGAATCCAAGCCGTTCAACATGAAATAGCTTTCCACAAAGCCCGTAAAATCAACAACGAAACAACAACTAAGGCGCTTCAATGAGGCCAAAAAAACAGGCGATTTCTAAGAAAAAAAAGACCACAAAAGGTAAGTACAAATTACCACAAAAATCATCATGTAAAGACTTAATAATCTATAAAGATTATATTCAAGACCCAAGAAAGCTAGAGGCAATAAAGATACTTGCTTTATCTGGCTACAACAGAGACGGCAAAGTTTGGGGAGCTGTAACTAAGGCATGTATTGCCGCGGGCGTTAATAGAAAAACTATGTACTATTGGCTTGATGATCCTGATTTTGTTAAGGCAATAACAGAGATTAAAAATGAAATCTTAGCAACTGCAATGAACGGCCTTTGGGAACTCGCAAAAGATGCAGACTTCTCAGCATGTGCTTTCTTAGCTGAAAGACTCGATCACACAATGAGCCTAGAGCATAAGCGCCAGCAAAACAGAATCCAAATGCTCGAACTTGAAGAAAAGCAAAAAGCCCTAACAATTGACAATTACGCCCCACCCACTATCATAATCGAAGCGCCCCAATTAACTAAAGATTATGATAGAAACAAACTCGACTAGAATTGCCCTGCCCTATTGGGCCAATGAAATTCTTAGAGACAAAAGGCATGATCGGTTTGTTGTAACCGGCGGCCTAGGTTGTTTGCGTGGTGATGTTAAGATCAGAACGTTATACGGCCTGAAAAGAATTGACGATCTAAATCAGCCAACGCCTGTTTTATCTTGGGACGAGAAGAATAATCAATTTTGTTATCGTCAAGCCACCGCGTCATTCCAAAAAGGTAAGGGCTATCTTTTCCAAGTTTCAACAGACCAAGGAGAATTTGTTGCAAACGGATTGCACCGGAACCTTTTAACTTCGGGTAACTATCAACGGGTAGATACTCTCTCTGTTGGTGACGAGCTAGCATATTATCATACCCAGAAGGCGACCACTTCGGGCACTTCCCTTTTAAAGTTTCTTTTAGATGATCCGCATTTGATGCAAAAAGTCTTAGATTTGATATATCGTTATGTAGCTTTAGCCCGTCGATATGATCCACGACCTCATGAGGTAAAAGATAGCGCCCTATGTGCTTTTCCATCACTAGGCGATGCTCAAGAATCTTCCCATATTTGCGATCTTTCCGCCTCTTCTGATAGGGATGGTCTATCGGAGCAGTTACTTGGATATAACCCCCCTTGCACATCCTACGACCGCATTTATATGAAGGGTTGTGTTCACCATTTCGGGGAGCTTGTCGAAGCCTCGGAAGGTCAAGTTTTAGCATTAGCTTTTGCACATGCTTTATCGGCCAATCCAGAATCTTTGCAATTTCTCTTGATGTTCTTACCCCATCACATAGAGGAATTAATAAGCCCCGATCATATTTCCAATCGCCTTTTGCAGTCATTGTTGTGTTCTCCTAGTAGTTACGTAAGCTCCAAAGCCACCATCATATCAATAAAGCAATTAGAAGGCAATGACCCCTACTATGATTTAACAGTTGAAGGCACGGCGAACTATATAACAGAGGATGGCACGATTCATCACAACAGCTCAAAGACAACTAACGGCTTACTAACTTTCTTTATAAATATCTTAAACAATCCTCTTGCCAAAATGTGGTGGGTGATTGCTCCCACCCACTCGCGCATTGATGATTCTGTAATCCCTGCTAGTGTCTTTGCCCTCGATCTTATGGGCTTCAAGTCTAATATTCATTACAAGCTGGTAAGATCTAAACCCTCAACTATTCGCATACATTCAACTGGCCAAGAGATTAGATTTATATCGGCGGATAGACCCGATTTAATGGTATCAGCTACGCTAGGCGGGTACTTTATAACTGAGGCATTCCGCATCAAACGTGAGGTATATGAGAACGTAGAATCTAGGGCTAGATCGATAAATGTAGATAGAATCCTAGGCATCTTAGAAGGAACCCCAGAGGGCGATACTTGGGGTAAAGATGAATTTGATATTAACAAATCAGATCCAGTAAGGAAGCTTAGGCGGTTTATACTTCATACTTATGACAATGAGCATAATTTGCATCCGTCATATATCCCTAGACTTCATCAAATCTATGCCCATAACCCCGCACAAATCAGATCATACATTTACGGGGAGTTTAGCAATTTTAGAAGCGGTGACGTATTCGGCCAGTATGTAGAATCAAGAAACGTAATTCCAGATGTAGAAGCCGATCCAATGAGGGAGATAAATATCTGCTTTGACTTTAACGCCTCGCCCTTAACTTGGACGGCATGGCAGAAGATGCCCTATCGAATAGGGTCCACTAGTAGATTAAGGGAAATCTGCATAGCCGAATCAAGCCTTAAGCTTACAGACCTATTTCAAGCCTGCGTGGAGATCGGCCAAGCCTTCCCGTCTGAGGTATTTGGAGAAACTAAGATCAATGTATGGGGAGATAGAACAGGCCACGCCAAGAGCCATAAAGCTAAAGGAACGGACTTTGACAATATTAAGAAATACCTTCAAGAACTTTATAAGGATGTGGAGATCAAAGCCCCAACTCAGATCACGCCAATTAGAGCCTCGGTCGATGTTTGTAATCGCATGTTCTTATATGAACTGATCCTAGTTTGTGAGTCTTGCAAAAATCTTAGGCGCTCATATAATAACACCAAGTGGTCTGATAAAAAAGCTAAGGTGGATATTGAAAAGACCCAAGGCGAAACCCACACCCACCACGGAGATGGAACAAGATATAGATTATGGTGGGAATACAAATCTGCTGATATCAATAACCTTGCAAGTCAAAACATTACAGGCATAAATCTAGTATGAAACTATACGAACACCCAGAATATACAGAGATCAAAGAAGATTATGAACTTTGGCATGAGCTATATGAAGGCGACCAGAAAGAGCTTAAAAAGCCCAAATATTTATGGCCTCATGAGCTTGAGATCAAGAAGGAAGGCGCGGGCATACGTAGGTTAAGAGAACAAAGATCATCATATACCAACTGGGCTGAGGTACTTGTTAGTCTTTGGACTTCAATCTTAATGCGAAAAGATCCTATTATACCTCAAGAGGTAATGACCCTATTAGGTGATCTTATAGATGATGTAGATGGTGAAGGTACAAGCCTAGTAAGCTTTATCAGAGATCAGATCGTGGCTCATACTTTTATTTACGGAAAGCCAATTGTCAAAGTTGATGCCCTTGGCGAAAAGCCTAAATCTTTAGCAGAAGAAAAGGATGCCAAATACCGCCCATTCATGCAGATCATAGACCCTAAGAGCTTTAGAGATTGGAAGCTAGAAAAGAAGGATGTTAAGAACCTTAATAAGCTTCAATTTTGTAGGCTTGAGTATTGCGAATATTCAGAGCGAAATGATGCTACAGACCCTATAGAAGAAATGACCATATCCAAGGTCTACATTATGAGGGAAGGCAAATTAAATATAGATAAATATAAGCTTAAAGAAGAAAACAAGGGCACTAAGAAAGCAGGCGATCCAGAATGGGAGCTAATAGAATCTATTATCATCCCTGATTGGGACGAAATTCCAATTACATTTAGTGAATCAATATCATGGCTCAGAGATGTAAGCCCGCATATACTAAAGTATTACAACACCGAATCAGTAATTGATAACGTTGTGCTAATGCAGGGCCATCAAAGAATCTTTGTCATTGGTGATGTAAGCCAGATGGAAGTTATATCTCTTTCTGAGTCTGGGCTTAATAGTTTGCCACAGGGATCAACTATTGAAGTTATTGAGGCAGGTGATACCGCAGGGGCAGAAAGGCGCTTACAGTCAATCCTAGGGAATATAATCAGAGTAGGACTAAATCAGCTTAAAATGCAAATTGAGGGCCAAGCAGTAGAAAGCGCCGATACTCTTCAACAGGTCAAGGATAATACCATTGGCTTAATTCAAGCAGAACTTGAGAACGTTGAGAACGTGATCAATAAAGCAATTGAGCTATGGGCCAAGTACAAGGGACAAGACGACTTTAAATCTGAGATCGCTTTTAATATTGAGGATGTTAAGGATAATATAGACCAGATTGTTAAGCTTATCATGGTATTTAAAGATGATGTTTCAAGGCTACCACTTGTTAAAGAAAAGCTAATCAATTGGTTTATCAATAAGATGGATTTTGAAGATAAAGACGAGCTTTATCAAGAAGTAGCCGAAATGGTTCAATCCGAGGATCAGGACTTAATTGACTCTATTAATGCAAGGCTATTGGGAGATGTAGCTAATGGCGGTCAAGAGCCTTAAAGAACTTAAAAGCCTAGCAACTAAGGCCGATAAGCTATCATCTAAAGAGATTGACGGCTTTTTAAAACAGCTTAAGCGGTTCTTAGATACTGCCCTTGAGGAAGTAGTAGGCGAAATGATGGACGGCAACAGCGATCCAGCTTTAGCCCTTGGCGGTCTATTAGATGCTATTAAGAAGAAAGGCCTTAGAAAAGAATTAGCAGAACTTGCGACGATCTACAAAGGCGAGCTTAAGAAGGTTCAGACTCAATACAAAGACGTTGGCATTTCTAGTTCTTATCGGGCGATCAATACAGACACCTTAAATGCTCTGATTAAATTTAAAGTAGAAGATATTCAAAATAAATCATTAGAAGTAATAGGTGAATTAAGGCCAAAGATATTAGAGCAAGTCATAATGGGCCAAGCTATAGACTTAACACCATTAAAAGCAATAGTGGCATCTAGACTATTTAATCAGGTTAAAACAGAGCTAAGAACCGCTACATTAACTTTTAATAGAACAGTCACAGTTAGTAGGGCAAAAGAATTAGGATATGAAAAATGGAATTATGTCGGCCCAGATGATGATGTCACGCGCCCATTTTGTCAGGATCTTTTAAGCAGAGATCCCGCTATTTATACTACAGAAGAAATAGAAGAAATGGACAATGATCAAGATTTAGATGTATTCACATCATGTGGGGGTTGGAATTGTAGACATCGATGGGTACCCGTATCTGATGAGCTAGAAGCAGAGCTTAGAGCTGAGGCAGAAGCAAACAAAGAAGCAGAAGAGGAGGACATAGAAGATGACAGTTAAAGTTACTACAAATTTTAACTTTACACTTAAAGTTAAAGAAAAGCTTCAAAATATTGAATTTAAGTTTGGGCGGGCCTTAGAGGATATTAGGTCTAGGCTTGAAATCGACGCAGACGCTGGAAAGGATATTGAAGGAACTCAATTTGTAAAATATAGCGATAAGTATTCAGCTTGGAGAAAAAAGGAAGGCTATCAAACTAGCCCGCCTAATTTAACTATCGAAGGGACTATGCTATCATCAATGAGAACTGATATAAGAAAAGAGGGGGCAAACGTTGTGGGAAGAATTACGGTTAATGATGACTCCAAAAAGGTTGAAGGAATCCTTAAAAAGCGTAAATTCTTTGGGCTATCAGATAAACGATTAGCAGAACTTAAAAAGAAAATAGGAGCAACATGAGCGACGAAACAACAACAGACACTAATAAGATTACAATCGATATCTCAGAGTATAATAGGCTTAAGGCTAGCGATCTAAGAGTTAGCGCCCTTGAGACTGATCTAGGCAAGGAAAGGGAGAAGATCGGGACTTTAACAAGCGAATATGATGCCCTAAAAAAGACTAAGAAGGTCGACGGGCCATCTAAAGAAGATTTAGAGAAAGAAATCAGATCAGCCGTACAAGCTCAGATCGATGAGCTATCCAATAAAACCACAAACTATGAAGCCCGCATAAAAAAGATGCTGGTTACTGATAAAGTGCTAAATGCTTTAGGTGATAAGGTTATCCCAGACGCTAAAAGATACTTAATTCATGACATTGAAAGAGATTGCGAGCTAGAGGGTGATCTAGATAATCCTAGAATCATATTTAAAGATGAAAGAGGTAATAAAATGTATTCATCTAAAAAGGCTGATGAGGATATGGACGTACAAGAATATGTGGAGCGTTTACAGTCCAGAGCGCCATCATTCTTCAAATCAAACACAAGAGGTGCAGAGGGCGACAATGGCAATAAAACCACATCCACCAATAAAACTTCTTTTCTAACTAAAGAAGATGTGGATACTATGTCCCGTGAGGATCTTCATAAGATCGCCAAAGAAAATCCAGAACGCCTAAGAGGTCTAATATAATCATGAGAAAATTAATCCCGTTTCTATTAAGATCAATCTGGGCGCTATCGCTAATTGTAATTAGTGGCACTTATGCATTTGGGCAAGATGTTTATCAAATAAGACAAGATGCCCTAAGCGCAAATCATGTTAATTCACTTTATTTTAATATGGTGGATGCTACAGATGGCTACACAGCAGAAACGGGATTAACGCCTACATGTACTATTCTTTATCCCTCTAAAACTAGTTATGTATCATGCCCAGATACAGTAACAGAGATAGGCACGGGCACGTATAGAGTACGATTAAGTAATGGTGCAGAATGGGAAGATTTAGGCAAAGGCTCCCTTTACATTACTGGAACCGGAGCAAGACCCGCAAGATTATTTTATGATGTAGTAGAAGATGGGATAAGATGGAGAGATGGGGCCAGTTTAAATAAATCTCCTAGCAATCTTAGTAACACTCAACAATGGAACACCGGAGGAATAACCGTTACAAGTAATTCAACAGCGGATTACATAGGGTATACTATTGGTGATACAATTACCGGAGATGGTGCAAGCTCATCACACAGAGCTTGGATTTCAGTAAATAGTAGTAGAGGTGGGAGTAGAGAATATTATGGAACCGCAGAAGTTAAATCCGGATCTTTAAATAATATATGGGTCGGCGATGAAAATTGGGGAGTAGGAATTGATCTTAACACCTCTAGTGGTGCTGTAAGTGTTTCGAATGTGGCCTATTTAAGAGGCTGGAAAATTGAGAAACTGGCTTCCTCTTGGTGGAGAATTCATTGGAGATATTTTACATCAGTTCAAGATGCAACGGCCTTTAGGTTAACGGTAGCTTTGGGAAATGGCACAGTAGGAACGGCCCCACCAGTTTTTACAACGTCAGGTACTATGATTGTTGCTAGAGCTTATATAATGCCAATTGAGGCAGTAAGTGCAGAACTTTTAAATGATGTTTTACCGGCATTACAAACGGCATCAAGCACTACTAGTGTCACTTTGGCATTAGCAGAAACAACGGGAAATGATGTAATAAAGAATAGAGAAATCTGCTTCAACTTAGGTTATACTGCTACTGCTTATCAAAAAGTGAATACACATTGCACTTGTATTACTGCCTACAATGGCACAACTAAAGTCGCTACCTTAAGCCCTGCAACATCAGTCACTTTAAATTCTGAGTATAAATATAAAATAGGTGGGTCTTGTTTAACTAATGTCAATGTGTCCTCAATGTCTGCTGATGTAGTTACGGCCAGCGCTATAGCCACAGATGCTATAGGTGCTTCTGAAATAGCAAGTAGTGCGATAGGTGCAAGTGAGCTTGCAACTGATGCAATCGGAGCTGATGAGATCGGGACAAGTGCAATAACGTCTAGTGAGTTTGCTCAATCATCAGCGGATAAAGTCTGGAACACAGTGCCACAAGACGGATCAGCCACAACAGCATTGGGATATTTAGATGCGATTAAAAAGTATGTAGCTAATAAAATGTCGGTCGTGGGTAGTAACTACACAATCTACAAAGACGATCAAACGACTAGTTACGCTACTGGCACAACTAACAGCGCAGGGCGTGACCCAGACTAATGAGCAAAAACTTTATATTAGATGATGGTCAACAATTTATTTTAGTTGACCCACAAGCGCCAGAGCAAACAAGCTTTGGCGCTCCTAATTTAAATACTTTTATTAAGGTCAGCATTGATTTACTTAATGTTAAGACGGGCATAAATAAGGTTATAAACCTAATTAATCGGCCCGCCTTGTCTCAGCTTGACGCCTTCCCTATTTTGACCTCTGTAGACAATATAGGGCTTAAATTGGGCCTTGTGTTGCCTGATGTTAGCCGTGGTTCAATCACAGTAGATAATAAAGCCGACAGCTTTGGATCAGAAAGGCGCTTTAGTGATTTGCTTAATAGATACACAGTTCACGAAAGAGATATTAAAATCTGGGTAGCTCAAATACCACTAGGGAAAGATGACGTTCAAGAAAGTGACTTTGTTCTTAAATGGACGGCAATCGGAACGGATATAACATTTGATAATTCTAAATGTAGGGTAAATTTCACTAGGGCCGATATACCTGTTAGGGTTATGACCTATGTAGTCAATAGCGATCAATTCCCAGATGCCCCAACGGCAAGCTTAGGAAAGCATTTACCTATTATATTCAGCTCAGGCACTAACGAGGTCGAAGTTGAAGCGGTTAGGCTATCAGATGCAGATAATATAAATTGGACGCATGTTGATTATGCCTTTGCCACTACTCTAGGGAATACTCACGATTTAAATAATTCTATTTTGCCAAGCGTATTGATGGAGAATCGTTCTAGAGCTTCCTC